TTTATTTCACAATTTGGTGGTATACAAACAGGTAGTAATGCAATGTTGACTTTGACAGCGGCAATAAGTGGTAGTAATGTTGTAGTATCAGCGGCTGGCTTAGAACCAAACTTAAGAGTTACTGTACATGCAATCATGTTAAAAGACACAATGACATCCAATGATGGGTCATTCAGCAATAGCGAAGCCATTGCACCAACAACTATTTCTTCAAGTGCCACAGCAGTGGACGAACTAATTGAAACCACAGCCAACGGAGCAGTTTACTATCTTGTTAGTAAAAATGCCACTGAAGGAGAATATGCTGTGAATGAAGTTTTCTTAGCAATGGGTGGTGGTGACATAACAGTAGCCAGTGGTCCATTTGTAAGTACAAAAGCAACAAATCAACTGTCATTTACCGCAGACTACAAAGATGATGCAGAAAACACAGGCAGATTGCTAGTAGCATCAACTTCGGGTGCATCAACCACTGTTAGTGCTTACAGAATTAACGCCTTAGCCAAATAAATACAACACAATAATAACAATCATGCGGGAGATATGGAACCATGACAACACGTAACTTTAGAGTTAATAATGGATTAGAAGTAGGAGATATAGTAATATCTGCTAACGCTAACACCATTACAGGCGGAGCAACAGCGGCACCAAATGCCGATGGTCAATTTGCCAATAAGAAATACGTTGACGATCAGATATCTGGGATTTCCACAACGGCAATCACATCTGGAACGACCAACGTGACAGCGGCATCAACTTCGATTACAGCAACAGTAAGCGGTAATACTGAATTGACGATCACTGACGACGGATTAAGGGTACACGGAAACTTAACAGTAGACGGTACGCAAACAATCTTAAACACCACTACACTATCAGTTGAAGATAACATCATTGAAGTAAACAGAAACGTTTCTAACAATGCTGGTACTCCTGACGTATCAGGATTACAAATCAACAGAGGTGAAGGATCAACTGCCACAGAGAAAGCACTTCTTTGGGCATGGGACGAAACATTTGCAGATGACGGAACAACAGTTCACGGTAATGCAGGTGGAGCCTTTACTGCTTTCAAAAGAGAAAGATCTGGTTCATTAAGACCAGCAACAGGAGACTTGGTAGACATACGAGCAAACGTAGTACACGCTTTATCAACATCGGCGCAATACGCGGACGTTGGGGAGCGATTTGCCGCAGATGCTCCTATGGCGGAAGGTGCAGTAGTAATGCTTGGTGGTTTACAAGAAATCACTGAGACTGATGCAGAAATGTCAGATCAAGTATTTGGTGTAATTTCTAGCAATCCGGCTTATGCGATGAATGCCGGCGCAGGAAATTCAGAATCTCATCCATTTGTAGCAATGACTGGTAGAACTCCAGTGAGAGTTCAAGGTCAAGTTGCAAAAGGACAAAGATTAGTAACATCAAACGTAAAAGGTACTGCAAGAGCAGTAGCAGATTCAGACACAATCAACCCATTCCATGTAATTGGTAGAGCCTTAGAGGCAAAAACTGATTCAGGTATAGGTATGGTAAATTGTGTGGTGAGAACTAACAACTAATAAGTATTAATACTTCCTAAGTAGTTTAAAGGGCGGCATTTATTGTCGCCCTTTTTTTTTGTAAATTTATAAATAATTTTATAATCGTTCATCCCTAGGGACGGAAGTAGGCTAGCCGAAGGAACGCACTTTTTTTAAGCAGGAGAAGTGCAATGAAACAGTTAGTACACGATCAAAGATTCCGTTACCTTCAAATTAGAATATATCAAGGTTCAGAAGATAATTTTGACCTAATATTCACTTCAGATGATTATCCTTATTTTAGGGTGCAATACAAGGACATTGCTAAAATTGATTTAGAAGAATTATATCCTTTATATAGAAATAGAGCATGGATTCTACAATGGTTCCCACCAAAATTTGTACATTGGTTATTTGTGTAATTTAAGTTATTAAATCAAGAATAGTTTGTAATTTACCCTTAATAGATTTGTTGTTAAGAGTATTTCTTAATCCAGCATGTAAATTTTTAGGCCAAGATTCAAAAGCAGTCCAACAATATCCTGAATGTTCACCATTTAATTTTGGCAAAAATTCAGATTCAATTGCAACTACATAAGTGTGGAAATAAAATTTTTGATCATTGCTTGTAAAAAGTTCTAATGGAATAACTTTTTTAAATTTTGGAGTGTCTCCGACTTCTTCATATATTTCTCTTTTTAATCCTTCGAATGCACTTTCAGTATATCTTGCTCTACCGCCAACAAGTCCCCAAGAACCTTTGGTCTTAGGATCATTTCTTTGTAAAAATAAAAATCTTTTTGTGCCAGTTGCATAGAACAATGCACCTGAGCATATAATATTTTTGTCCATTTATATTAATTATTTTAGTAAGTGCCGTCGGCGCCAGAACCTGACTGATTTACGTCTGTATCAACGTTGTACTGTGTAGATCCGCCTGGTAAAACCATAGTCCATCTACCAGCAAGGTATATACCTTCATAACTTTTGACCCAACTTGTTCCATTGAATCTATATTGTATACCTGTGTTTGTATTTGTAACATAATGTTGTGTTGAATCTGGATTAGAAGCATCAAATACAACACCCCATTTGCCTGTTGACACATTATATTGAATAATATCATTTACACTGGCTCTTAAATTACCCCATGTTGCGGCATCAAACGTATTTGTTGAATCTCCTACTGCGTCTGTTACTAGATATCTATCGCCGTCACCTGGAGTTCCTGGATCAAATGTTAAAGGGTTGATAACTTTTAACACATTTGTTAAAGTGTTTGCAGGAATAGTGTCAGTATCTATATTAAACAAAAGTATTGTTTCATCTAGTGGAGTTGTTGAAATAGTTCCAACTATTTCATTGCCGCCTTCTTGTGTAAGTTTAATTTGACTTGTACCATTAGTAATTTTTCCATATTGATTTAATAATACGTTCCAATTGATTGGTGAACCAAACGGTTCTAAAGGGTCAAAAGTGCTTGGTTCTTTTGCTCCAGTATAAAAGCCGTCGCCACCTGATTTTACATTTGTACCAGTTGATCCAACTAAACGCAATTGATTACCTTGAAGCAGTAAACCATAATTGTTTGGTGTAATATAACTTTTGGAAATTAAACTTCCATCTATTAGATCTTTTGCAATACCGCCATCGTCATCGTATATGCTCATTATAATTTTTTGCACAACACCTAATTTTGATATTTTAACAGGAGGTGACAACCAAATAGGCATACTAAATTTTAAACTTGCCACATCAATTTCAGTGTCTGCACCAACAGGTATTGTTCTTGAACTAAATGATATATCAGTTAATTCAATATAACTTAAACTAGTCCAATCAATGTAATTGTCAGACTTTTGTATTTCAAAGTCTGGATTAAAAAGATACAAAATCTGTTCTAATATTTGTAGTTTTTGGTCTGTGTTTGATGTGTAAATGTCACAGGCTACGTTAAGTCTAAAAGGCGAGGGCATAACTTTTTCTACTGTGTATCCAGCACCTAGTTTATCTGTGTATTCACCTGTTGATTCATCTAATTCACGTTCTTTCAAATGTTGTTTTTCAATATGATAAGGATTTTGCATTCTTTCTCTATCATAATCTAATGCAGTTACATAGGCGGACATTCTTGGTGCATACTGTAAAGCGTTTTCTGAATTATTTCTTATGATATTTGCAACTTGTCTTGTCATGTCTCCGTACATGACAGGTATTGCTCTTAGTTTTACAGAACCGTCTGTTGCTTTTCCAGTTTCTACATTAAAATTACTTAAAATTCTTATAAACTGGGTAAGAAATTTCCTAATTTGTCCTTCGTAAAAATGTAACATTAATTGTCAGCCTTTGGTTTCAATGCTTCTGTCAGTGCTTGTCTTTGTTCAACAGTTAAACCATTAATTGTAGTAGTTCCTGATTGATTAACAAATTTTGTTTTGTAATTAGCACGTGTGTCGTCATTGGTTTTAGTTATTCTTACACTGTCTTCAATTTTTACCCATCTTAATCCGTCATATCTAAACAATCTATTTGGCAAGAAGTCTGTTCTTAAGAAATAATCACCTTTGTCAACTCCACTACTTGGAAACGCAGTACCAAAACCTGCAGGAGCACCGTTGGGTGCAACACCATCGCCGTCGAGATAAAATCCATAATGTGAACTTGCAGGTGTATCAAGAACAGCATTAACACTTCTATCTGAACTTGCTCTTTGTTCTTCAGTGTTAACGTTTTCTGTTCTTATGTTTCCTCTTTCATCGATAGGTGCAACATAGTATTGTTTGTAATTAAATCCAGATTTTGGTGCATCTTGTTCGGCTTGTGCAACAACTTGATCATTAATGTCTTTTTCTTTGTTAAATGTACTCATGTAACTTGCCAAAGAACCTGTGGAATCTGCATCTCCAAGGATATCTCTGAATTCTTGACTGTCTACTAGTGTTTTTAATTTTATTCTTAACAAGTGAGGCCACCATGTTTGTGAAAATCCTTCAGCGGCTCTGTTAACATCTTCTACCACATAGTACCTTTTAAGTGCTATTGGAATACTTGCATCTAAACTAAAATCGTCTTTCATATGAGGAAATTCAATTACATCTCCTGACATAATTTTTCTTCCTATTCTTTCCACAGTATCGTTCAAATGTACGGTTAAGAACAATGTGTCATTTTGCAAAAACATGCCAAATTGACTAAGATTAAAATCGATATCTTGAACATTATAAATGCCACGTATGGTGTAAATGTCTTGACTATACTTTCTATCTCTATTTTCTAAAAATAGCAGATCTTGAATAGTTGTCTCTCCTATTTCACTTGGAGCGTAGTTTGGTTGTGTAGGTGAAGCGTCGCCGTCTTTATTCGTATCTCCCTGTCTATGAGGGCCAAGGTATTTGTGTAAATTCAGATCAGTGCCACCCACTGTAAACATCTCTTTGATGTTACGGTCAAAAAACTTGTAATCATTGCCCTTTTCAGGCTTAAAAATTGATAGTCGTGGCATTGCGTACATATTTATTGTTAGGGCAAAGGCAATAAATATGACTATGTCAGAACTACAAACACTACAACAAGAAGTATTCGATTACGTCAAAAACAACCTAGGTGAGGGCATGATCGAGGTTGAACTTGATCCAAAACACTACGAAACTGGACTTGAAAGAGCAATAAACAGATATAGACAAAGATCATCAAATGCTGTTGAAGAATCCTATGCGTTTTTAACCCTTACAGAAAATCAGAACAAATACATATTGCCTGATGAGGTGATCAATGTGAGAAAGTTATTTAGAAGAACAGTGGGATCACGAACTGAAGGTGGTGAGGGTGGTACTTTGTTTGAACCATTCAATTTAGCATACACCAACACTTATCTATTAAGAGCAGGTGCTACTGGTGGATTAGCAACTTACTATGCATTTGCAAGTTATCAAGAACTTGTTGGAAAATTATTTGGGTCATTTATACAATTTCACTTTGATGTTGCAACCAAACAATTGACTATTACACAAAGACCAAGAGCAGACAACGAAACAATTTTGATGCACACTGATAATTTTAGACCTGACATAACTTTGTTGAAAGACATTTATTCGAAACCATGGATCAGAGATTACACTCTTGCAGTTTGTAAAACAATGTTAGGTGAAGCAAGAGGAAAATTTAATACTATTGCAGGTCCACAAGGCGGTACCACACTTAACGGTGGAGAATTAAAACAAGCAGGATTGGCCGAAATGGAAAGACTCGATCAAGAAATTGGCAATTTTGCAGAAGGTGGCACTCCACACAGTTTTGTTATAGGTTAATTCAATCTAAACACTTATTAAATAAACTTGTAAAACAGGCAAACAAAAAGGCACGAATTATGGCAAAAAACAAATACTTCACAAAACTGTCCAAATTATCTTACAGACAATTAAAACAATTGACAATAGCATTTGAAGTACTGCTTAAAGCAGGACCCAATTGGCGTATAACATTTCATATGTTAAACGCTGTAAGAGAAGTTAAGAAAGAACTTGAAAAAAGACTAAAAAACTGTTAATATACTAAACTTATGTTGATAGGTTTGGTAGGATTAATTGGTTCTGGAAAAGACACCGTTGCAGAACGACTGGTGTCACACCACGGATTTGTCAGAGATTCATTTGCACAAAGTTTAAAAGACGCAACAGCAAATATTTTTGGTTGGGACAGAGAAATGCTTGAGGGCAATACAGAGTCTAGTAGACATTGGCGAGAACAACCTGACAAATTTTGGAGTGAAAGATTTGGAAAAAGTGTAACGCCTAGATGGGTCTTACAATATTTTGGCACAGAAGTGTGTAGAGGTAACATGCTGGATAGCATTTGGGTAGACTCATGCATGGCTAGATATAAAGGCACCAATACAGTAATTTCAGACACAAGATTTGTTAATGAAATTAAACAAATACGTGAAAAAGGTGGCAAAATTGTGTTAGTAAAAAGAACTGAAATCCCCAACAAACAAACCATGATAGAATCTGGTGCACATCAAAGTGAATGGGACTGGATTGGTACTGATTATGATTACATATTAGAAAATACGCATACTATAGAATCACTGCATAAACAGATATACGATATGACTACTCATCTACTTCCAAGTCCCCAAGTTGCCATCCCAAATTCTGAGTACTTTTAAGGCGCTGACAATTAGCACAAATTGTTTTTAAATTGTAAAGAGACACATTGTTTCGATTGCCATCAACATGATAAACATTCATCTGAATACTACTTTTTGACCTAAAACCACAAAGTTCGCATCTAGACTTTTTTCTATAACCGTTCTTATACCATTTTGGTGCAAAGCCAGTTCGTAATTTTTTCTTCTTACGTATACAAGAATCACATTGACTACGCCAATAGATTTTATTGGCTTTCCTATAAGCATATGCTCTTGGCCTTTCTTGGCAGTTTTTACACAAAGGTCTTTTCATATGTGTATTTACGTGCCCTATATAGGTACCATATTCAGCCATAGTTTAGTGGTATTTTACTGTATTCGCTATAAATAGCATTAAGAACCTTGCAAGGAGAATAAACATATGGCAACATTAACAAGTCCAGGAGTAAACGTTTCAGTAATTGATGAAAGTTTTTACGTACCATCAGATGCAGGTACTACTCCACTTATAATAGTAGCATCTGGACAAGATAAAAAGAACGGAGCAGGTGATGGCACAGCGTCTGGTACACAGACAGCAAACGCTAATCAGGCTTTCTTAATATCATCACAAAGAGAATTAACAGAAACATTTGGTGATCCAAAATTTTACACAGATTCATCTGGTGGAGCATTAAATGGTTATGAACTAAACGAATACGGTTTACAAGCGGCTTACTCATTCCTTGGGGTTGCCAACAAAGCATTTATTTTGAGAGCCAATGTAGACACTAGTGATTTAATAGGTTCAACATCAGCACCAACTGAAAATCCAGACGATGGTACATACTGGTTCGACTTGGCTAGTTCAACCATTGGATTATTTGAGTGGTCTAAAACAAATCAATCATTTACAACAATAACACCTAAATTTATAACAGATGTAAACAATCTAGTAGGTAATGTATCTACTGGAATTCCAAAAGCAAGTTATGGTTCACAAGGACAATACGCAATTAATACAACTGCTGTTACAAATCCAATATACTACAAAAATGATGGTGGTAGTTGGGTACAAGTAGGTTCAACAGATTGGCACATTAGTTGGCCAACAATCGAAGGTACAGCAACTTCAGGTACACTTGTAAATGGAAACACAATTGTAATAAATGACGCAACTGTAACATTATCAGGCACAACTTTCTCAGCATTGGCAACATCAATTAACAATGCAAGTATTGAAGGAGTTACTGCCGCAGTTGATGCCACAACAGGCAAAGTTGAAATATATCACAACGGTACAAACTACGGTGATTCAGTAGGTGGTGCCAACACAATAAGAATCGAAAACGGCACAGGAACAATTTTATCTGTGACTGGAATAACAGCAGGAACTTACAAAGGCGTAAGTTTTGAGCAGAAAAAACACTCAAACAGACCAACTTGGAAAACTGCTGAAGACAACAGACCTAATGGTTCACTATGGTTTAAAACAACTTCACCTAATTCAGGTACAGATGTTGTTATTAAATTATACAGTTCAAGTTCAGCGGCATTTTCAACTGTAAGTGCTCCGTTATATGACAACAACCATACTGCAATCTTTAATTTAGATCCAAGCAATGGCGGTACAGGCATATCAGCAGGTACACTTTACACACAATTTAATGTAACAGAACAAACTTCTGTTAATGACACAGACACAACTTTAAGAGTAGGTGACTTCCAAACATTTAGATATGAAGGTGGCGAAACTATAATTCAAAGTAAAACCACTGCACCAGTATTTGTAAAAGGTGAAACATTCAAAATGGCAGAGTCATTAAAAGGACAAGCGGCTTTAGATACTGTTAAAACAGTAACAGTTGCAGGACCGGGAGACTCAACAGTAGCAGATGCAGATGACTTTGTAACAGGAATCAGCAATGCTGGATTTACAAACATTGAAGCAAGAGTTATTGATTCAGGCGAACTTAAAGGTGCAATTGAAATCAAACACACACTTGGTGGTGAGATTAGAATGCTTGAATTATCAGGCACACCATTAGCAGATGCAGGCTTTAGCGCCGCAACTGCTCACTCTTATGGAACATACACAGCAAATAGTACAACACTAATTGATAACTTGTATGATGCTCCAGCAGGTGCAACAGAAGATTCAACGGCTTTACCAGCAACAATTATTGCTAGTAACTTTAAACGTTTATCTTACGTAGCATCAACATCAGCACCAACAAACGAGCCAAGCAACGGTAAGTTATGGTACAACACAAACTTAGATGCTGATATACTAGAGCACGATGGAACAAGTTTCAGAGGATACTTAAATGTTAACTCAGGAACTGATCCAAATGGTCCACAATTTAGTGCAACAGAACCAACTACACAGTCAGATGGCACACCATTATCAAATAATGACTTATGGATTGACACATCAGACTTAGAAAACTATCCAAAACTTTACAGATACAACACATCTGCAACAATAAGTTCAACAAATACTGCAAATGGAACAACTGTTACAACAACAGGTGCGGCATTTGAATTAGTTGACAAAAGTGATCAAACAACAGAAGACGGAGTTGTGTTTGCAGATGCTAGATATCACACAACATTGGATAAAAACGCAGACGGAAACACAGGTGCAGGTACGGCAAGTTCAATTAAAGATTTATTAAGTGACAACTTCTTAGATCCAGATGCGCCAGATCCAGACTTATATCCAAAAGGTATCTTATTGTTCAACACAAGAAGATCAGGATACAATGTAAAAGAATACAAAAACGACTACATCACAACAACTGCTTACCCAGGTTCAGGATCAACTGGCTTAGGTAACGTTAGACAAAGTAATGAGTCAGTAGCAGGTTACTATCCAGACAGATGGGTAACTAAATCTGCTAACAACGATGATGGCTCAGGTACTTTTGGTAGAAAAGCACAGAGACAAGTTGTTGTAAGTCAACTTAAATCAGAAATAGATAGTAACCAAGCAATCAGAGAAGATCAAAGAGGATTTAATGTAATTGCTTGTCCTGGTTATCCAGAAGTAATATCTAACATGATTGGCCTAAACACAGACAGAAACAACACAGCGTTTGTGGTAGGTGACACACCATTTAGACTGGCAGGTACATCAACATCAGTGAGCAACTGGGCAAATAACAGTGCATCAGCAACCAGCGACGGTGAAGATGGACTAGTTTCAGCAAGTGAACACCTAGGCGTGTTTTATCCGTCAGGTAAATCAACTGACAACGGAGGAAACTCAATTATTGTTCCACCGTCACACATGATACTAAGAACACTTGCAAACAATGACAACATTGGATTCCCATGGTTTGCACCAGCAGGTACAAGAAGAGGTATTGTAGACAACGCAACAGCAGTTGGATACGTTGAATCTTCAACAGGTGAATTTGATGCAGTGTCATTAACAGAGTCGGCTAGAGATGCCTTACACACAGCAAAAGTAAATCCAATAACGTTCTTCTCAGGAGCAGGTATTGTAAACTTTGGTAACTTAACTAAAGTTTCAGGATCTAGTGCTTTAGATAGAATAAACGTTTCAAGATTAGTTGTGTTTTTAAGAAATCAATTAGATGCAATTGCAAAACCGTTTATCTTTGAACCAAATGATCAACTTACAAGAAATGAAATCAAACAAGCAGTTGAGTCATTCTTGTTAGAACTAGTTGGACAAAGAGCATTATTTGACTTCTTAGTAGTTTGTGATGAAACAAACAACACACCTACTAGAATAGACAGAAATGAATTGTATGTTGATATAGCAATTGAACCAGTTAAATCAGTTGAATTTATCTACATACCATTAAGAATCAAAAACACAGGAGAAATTGCAAATTTAGGGAACTAAATTTTGAATAAATAGGAGAAACATATGGCAATATCAACATTATCTAAATTTACAGTACCTTTAGCAAACGACCAAAGTTCAGCATCACAAGGCTTATTGATGCCAAAGTTACAATATCGTTTTAGGGTGATATTAGAAAACTTTGGTGTTTCTACTCCTAGATCAGAATTAACAAAACAAGTTATTGATGTTTCAAGACCTAACTTAACTTTTGACAACGTTACATTAGACGTTTACAACTCAAAAGTATACATGGCAGGTAAACACACTTGGGATCCTATAACAATCAATGTAAGAGATGACGTGAACAACGCAGTTACTAAATTGGTTGGTGAACAAGTACAGAAACAATTTGATTTCTTTGAACAAGCGTCTGCTGTATCAGGTATTGATTACAAATTTACTTCAAGAGTAGAAGTGCTTGATGGTGGTAATGGAGCGTCTGCACCAAATGTACTAGAAACATTTGAATTATATGGTGCATACATTGAGTCAGTGAACTACAACACATTGGCTTATGCAACATCAGACCCAGCAACTATTACCATGAACATCAGATACGATAACGCTATCCAAACTCCACAAGGAACAGGAATTGGAACAGCAGTAACCAGAACAGTTGGTACACTAGCAACTGGTGGTGGTATCTAATAAAAATTAGCATTTATAATCAAAGGAAGCGCCTTTTATGGCGCTTTTTTTGTGGCGGTAAATAAACATATGCCATCGATAAACAATTTTTTAAACGCTTTTTCCAACGGTCTACCAGGCATGAAAGACTATCGTCATGCTTCACGATTATACCTAGACGATAATTTTAAATTGATGCCGAAACAGAAGTTTCTGTTTCATGTTGTTTTTGATATAGACAACAATATTCCAATTAGACCTTATACCAACAACGAAAAACTTGAACTTAATATGTTGGTCAAAAGTGCGGACCTTCCAAAATACAACATGAACTTGGAAGAAAAGCAACAGTACAATAAAAAAACATATGTTGGTACTAAAATTAGTTACGAACCTTGTAACATAACTTTCCATGACGATCATGCTGACACTGTAAATGCTTTTTGGAAAGCATATTATGAATACAATATAGTTGATTCTTTGACCGTTAATCCAAGTGTAAATGGGTTCAACACAAAAGACAACATGTATGATGACGCTCCAAATGTTACTCAGTTTGGTAGGGATGGTTCTCAAAAAAGAAGAAACCCTTTCCTAAAAAATATACAAATTTTTGCTTTACATAAACAAAGATTTACTGCATTTACATTAGTAAATCCTGTGATAGGATCTTGGTCACACGACAATTTAGATCAAGCAGATGGCCAAGGTATTATGGCAAACACAATGCAGATTTTTTATGAAACTGTTTTGTATGGTGCTGGAAAAGTAGAAAAAGGCACAGACCCAAGAGGCTTCGCAACTATACATTATGATTTAGAACCATCACCATTGTCAGTGCTTGGAGGTGGTACAACAAGTATTTTTGGACCTGGTGGTATCGTAGACGGTATTGGTTCAGTTATCAGTGACATACAAAACAATAACTTTAGTGTTGCAACAATTTTAAGAGGAATCAACACATACAATAATGCTAAAAAAATTAAGGCAAAAGATGCTGTCAAAGAAGAACTAAAAGGTATTGTAAAAGAAGGAGTGCTTGACATAGGAAAACAAGCAGGCACAATAACAAATCCAGTTGGCAATTTTTCAATGGGTAACGCGGCAGTCACGGCAGTGGCGGCAGGTGCGGCGTTGGCCACTGCTAAAGGATATGTTGATAGTAAAGACACAACCAATTCAACAGCAATAAACAGCACAGTGGCACAGTTTAACGAAATACTTTCTCCTACTGAGTCAGTAAATTTAATAACCAATAACACAGTTGCAAGAGACAAAGTTGCAAGTGCTTTGTATTATCAAGCAATAGGTTCAAGAAATGGGCAAACAATTGCTGAAAGTGATGTTGCTTATGCGGCTTTGACTGATAATGAAAAAAGTGTTTATAGAGATAGAGCACTAGAAGAAATTACAAAGTTAGTATCAGAAGGATATATAAAAATTAATAGAGCAACACAAGACGTAAATGTAGTTGCAGAGAAGGCGAATATTTAATGACTGAATTTTATTCTAATCTACCACAAAAATTAAAAGACAGTTTGCAAAAAACAGCAGACAGATTAGTTGATACTGATTACAAAGAAAAATTTGAATTTGCCGCTGGTGACTATGACGCCGCTGTGGGATTTTTTATAAAAAGAGGTTTTTCTAGACAGTCTGCTGAAGATACTGCTTACATAATATTAAAACAGGCAAAAATTGATTCTGTGTCAATAGGATCTATTCTTGATCAACTGACATACTCAAATCCAACTCAACTTTCAGAATTGGTATCTACAATCCTTAATGCTAACAGATACAAATCAAGCAGGCTTGGAGTAAGAAACACAAGAACTGTAAAAGATACTGTATCAAGAAACATAGTTGACTAATGACTATTCCAAGATTTGCAAGAGGAAAGTTCTCCCCAAAGAACAGTAAAAAATATGTTGGACTAAAAACTCCTACCTATCGAAGCAGTTGGGAACATGCGTTTATGAGATTGTGTGATGAACATCCAAATGTTTATCAATGGGCATCTGAATCTATTAAGATTCCATACAGGCATCCACTAACTGGCAAATACACAGTTTACGTTCCAGATTTTTTTATTGTTTACATGGATAAAAACGGAAAGAAACATGCTGAAATGATTGAAGTTAAACCAAAAGCACAAATGAGTATGGAGGCCGCTGGCAAAAGTATGGGCAAGAAAAAACAAGTTGTAATAAACATGGCAAAATGGGAAGCCGCCAATGCCTATGCCAAACAAAGAAAAATACGATTTAGAGTGGTGTCAGAAGAGCAATTGTTTCACCAAGGTACACGTAAGTAAATATTGACATGACAAAAAAACTTGAAGAAATATTAAATTTACCAAATGTCAAACAAGCGTTCGCCCAAGTAGATAAAAAAGAACAGGCTAGAGAAAACAAAGAAAAAACTAGAACTGTTCAGAAGAACGTTGATCCAAAAACTGCAAAAAGTCTTGAAACTGCGTATGCTGAATTCGACAAAATAGAAAAGGCATTGCCACAAGTTAAAGGACTTGGAGAATTATCAGATTTAGAACTAGATAAACTTGCCATAGAAGCAGAAGATTCATATAAAAATTTAATGGATTTAGGAATGAACGTAGATTCTAGATATTCAGGCAGGATTTTTGAA